ATTGCTATACTGGTACATCATACACAGAATATGATAATATGGTAGTCGCAACTCTTAGGTCAAGAGGTCTTGCAACATATGGTGATGATGATGGTGCTGTTTATGAAGTATCGGGAACATCAGATGTTAAAATGGTCTGCACAGGAGCATATTCAGGTGTAACAAAGAATCCGAGAGCAACTTTTGTTATCTCGGGTGTTACAAACGATAGTAAAAATTTCTCATTCGAAACTTCTTTATCTACATCAAATACAAATTATATAACAAAGGTATTCGGTCTTTCTAACTTTGACAAACCAAGAACAACAGTTCCTTTATTTGTTGAGGAAAGATATCAAACATTACTTAACTATGGATATAATAAAGGTTATATCAGAGGGTTGAATTGTAATGTCTTGGCTTTGGATAGTGCGAGAAGTGGTCAATTGGATTCGATTGGTTATTATTTAGAACAATACCAAACTCCTGAAACTCCTTGGTTAGTTTCTGAACTTGAGGGCGACACTGTATCAAGATTATTCAAAATAATCACGATTTCCGACGGTAATTCAGCGAACAGACAATTGAAGATATCAGTGGCTAACCTGTCATTCGTAAATATGACTTTCGACTTGATTGTAAGAGATTTTTACGATACAGATAGTAATCCTGTTGTTTTGGAAAAATTCACAAATTGTAGTATGGACCCTTCTCTTAATAGTTATGTGGCTAAAAAGGTAGGGACCAAAGATGGTGAATACGCACTACTATCCAAATACATAATGTTAGAGGTTAATGTTGATGCATCTGTCGATACTCTACCTTGTGGATTCGAAGGATACCAAACAAGACAATATAGTTCAAACACTTCACCTTTCCCTGTTTTCAAAACCAAATATGATTTCCCTGGCGAAATTGTTTATAATCCACCATTCGGTACATCATCAGGTGCTGAAGATACGATAAGAAGTTCAGGTGATAATGTTAGAAGAACTTATTTAGGATTCTCAACATCAATAGGTTTCGATGAAGATTTCTTCGATTATAAAGGAAAACAACCTGTTATTGACTTGTGTAGTCCTGGTGAACCATCTAATTGGGTAACTAAAACAAGAGGTTTCCATATGGACAAAAATGCTAGCGGTATAACAATCGCTGATAATTTCTCAACATCGGGAACACCGGCATTTTATGTGGGTGATGCAACTTTCCAATCTGAACCCGAAGATTCAACAAGTCCTTATTACAAATTGTTCTCACGTAAATTTACTGTGATTCCTGCTGGAGGTTTCGATGGATGGGATATATACAGAGAATATAGAACAAATAGTGATAGATTTGTATTAGGAGCGGCAGGTTATAGAAAAGGAGCTTGTGCAAGTGACAGATACCCTACCGCAACAGGATGGGGAGCTTTCCGTCAGATTACTATAGGTCAAAATTCTGTTGATTGGGCTAACACTGACTACTACGCATACCTATTAGGTATTCAAACATTCTCTAACCCTGAAGCGGTAAATATAAACGTATTTGTTACACCAGGTATTGATTATGTAAATAATTCTAACTTGGTAGAAAATGCAATCGAGATGGTCGAGTTCAACAGAGCGGACTCTGTTTATATAACAACGACACCTGACTACAATATGTTTGTTCCAACATCAGGTTTTGAGGCTGACCAAATTTTACCTGAAGAAGCGGTAGATAACTTGTATAATTCGGGAATTGATTCAAATTATACAGCAACTTACTATCCTTGGGTTCTTACAAGAGATACGGTAAACAATACACAAATCTATATTCCACCAACTGCGGAGGTAACAAGAAACTTGGCCCTTACGGACAACATCGCATTCCCTTGGTTCGCAGCTGCGGGTTATACAAGAGGTATTGTAAACGCTATTAAAGCAAGAAAGAAACTTACTCAAGAAGATAGAGATATCTTATATAAAGGAAGAGTCAATCCTATCGCAACATTCTCTGATGTAGGAACAGTAATTTGGGGTAATAAAACTTTACAAATCGCTGAATCCGCTCTTGATAGACTGAACGTTAGAAGGTTGTTACTCCAAGCTCGTAAACTTATTTCTGCAGTTTCTGTTAGATTGTTGTTCGAACAAAATGATGATGTTGTAAGACAGCAGTTCTTGGATTCTGTGAACCCAATTTTGGACTCAATCAGAAGAGATAGAGGTTTGTATGACTTCAGAGTCACAGTTTCTTCTTCACCTGAAGATTTAGATAAAAACCAATTGGTTGGTTCTATCTATATCAAACCAACAAGGTCACTTGAGTTCATAGACATAACTTTCTACATAACTCCAACAGGAGCATCATTCGAAAACATAT